AAATATTGTTCAAATTGTCAAAAGCGAAATATTACCATTGAACGCGCCGAGCGAGGGAAAATTTAGTTTTCAATCTGGCTTTCCTTTAATATCATTTCAAGTCTCGACACGCGATGCTATGCTAGACGGTCGATCGGTTAGATTAAATGGTAAAATTAAAGTGATGGCTCCCAGCGGACTAAATGTAAATAATAACGGCAATAATGCTGCCCAGCAAGCTTTTAATTCATGCTTCGATTCAAGGATAGGAGTGGCAAGTGTTTTTCAGCAAATTACAATTAGTAGTTCTGATGGCAGGACGCTTGAGCAAATCCGCCAATATCCACGGTGGCTTGCTACTAACCAAGCTTACACTCATTCGCAAGAAGACCTTGATTCAAATACACAGGTTTCAGGATTAACCGCCTCAAGAAGTGCCGTAGGAGCAATTCTTCAAAATAATGAAGTTTCATTTAGTATCCCATTAAGATGCGGTCTTCTGTCTGGAACAGATGGTATTAATTTAGCAAGTATTAATGGATTAATCATTACGCTTGAATTAGCTCCCGATTTCCAAGCACTATCTCCATGGTTGCTTGTTGATGGCGACTATGTAACCCCTTCTCAAGGAGCCGGCAACCCGAGCGATACCGCGACCGGAGCAAATTACGAAGTTAGAGATTTAACATTATCTTACGACCTTCATATTCCCGATGAAATTTCTGCAGCCAATATGAAAAATGATGTAATGTCATACAATGCTGTATCTCATATATACAGTGTTATTAACAGTTCAGATCAAACTACTAATCTTAATTTAGGAACTCAAAAAACATTATCGGTAGTCCATAACCATATTCCTTCTTCATTTGTAAATAACCCAGAAGTTAATAGTAATTCTACGCCTCGTCTTCGTAATAAGGGGGTGACTGCTGGTTCTCTATTTGGAATAGCAGAAGATATTCAGCCAAGAGTTGTATCATATGGCAGAGGTGGTGTTCTTTTCCCTCTGGATAATAGATTGGAGATTGACCCCGTCGGAAATTCGGAAAATAGTCGATTTGAAGTTCAATCTGAAAAAAGTATTAATGCTCTCAATGCTGTGAAACCATATGCAGCAACAAATCACTTATTAATGGGACAAAGATCCGAATCTGGAATTTCAGCTGTAAACGGAGTTATGGGTTCAGTCCGCCGGGCAAGTAATTTAACTGATTTCAGTCCATGTGAAGCACTCGGAGTTAGAACAGACCCGTTCCGGGTGGGTACAAGTTATAGTAATACAAATTATTCAGTTAGAGTGCAATCTGGTTTAGGCACAGGTCCTGGCGGCGCTAGTCCCAATGCTCTGTATACCTATGTTCTTGCTGAAAATGTTTTACAGGCAACTCCCAATGGAATTTCAGTTACTTCTTAATCATGACAAATTCCAAAATATAGTTTATAGGTTAATAATGGAATTTGTCTCTATTTTTCGAATTTGTAATTTTTAATTATTTCAATTAGAGTAAATTGATAAAAAAAATTTGTTATACTATATTATAAAGAAATGTCTTCTGTTAACTTACCCGCGAGTATGTCTTTAGCAGCGTTCAAGAAAGTCGATACAATGTCTATTGATACTCAAATTCTTGACCCAGTAACTATTACAAATGAATCATGTCGTTTTGTATTACAACGCAAAGGAATATTAAATACAGGTTCAGCTATTCAACTTGGAGTCACACACGACCAGGCGAACAATGAATATTATCTGCCAATAAAAACAGGAATCCATGCCCTAATTAAGACGGCAACTTTAAGAATCGGTACAACAATTATAGCTCAAACAGATCAAAATGGTCATTATCAGACAATGGTGAGGCAATTTAAAACAAATGAGCAAAAGACTCGAATTGATGGCGCGACTAAAGGCACCTGTGATGGTCTTGAACCTGATGGAAGAGGCGACGGAGGTGCGGGTGCTGCCTACCAATATCAACCTGCATTAGTTCATTGGGCGTTTTCGTCAGTTAACGGCGTTATTCCTGGACTAATAAAACCAACTAATGAAGACAATAACACTGCGTTATTTAGTATAAAAATGAGCGAGCTTTTTCCGGTTCTTCGAGATTTTGCGTTACCGTTATTTGCTATTAGCGAACCTGTAACTGTTGAACTGATTTTTAACAAACAATCGGGACCGACTCAACTCGGTGTAATTTGCTGCAAAGAATCGGGCAAAGCAGCTCCTACTATTATACCTAGTAAACCTAATTGTAAAATGATAGTAGATTATCTGACTTATTCAGATGATAGAACCAATGAAGTTTTAGCGGCTATAATGTCAGAACAGGGTCTCGCGATTCCATATTCGGATCTTTTGCTCTCGACTTCTTCGACGCCAAGCGCACCAGCTGTTCCAGCCGGGGGGCAACATACTGACCAGATTATAGCAACGGAATTAGGGTTTTCTGGTAAAACAATTAAAAATATCATGTGGACTGATACGCTTGACACTGGCACGGCAGGCGCTCCACAGCCTCTTGCTGAAAATATTGTATTTGAAGGTGCTTATACTTCACAGGCATATATGAAACCTGACCAGTATCAGGTTCGCGTCAATGATATGAATGTATATAATAGACCGCTAGTAAATGAAGCTCAAAAGCAGTCTGAAGTTGCTAAAATTATGGGTAATGATATTTGCGTGGGAGGAGGAGAATATTCAATGGATTTAATTACTGAAAAAAATACTTACACAATAAATAATAATGTATTTGCTAATGTCACGGTGGAAGGACATAGTGTTCAAAGTGCTGTTATAGGGGGACGTAAAGTTATGACACTAGATGGATTACAGCATATTTGCGGGTGTGATCTAACAACTAACCCGGCAACTGGTAAAGGTACTAAAATTAACCAAAAACCCATTCTTTTAGAAAGAACTCTGCCTAGAAGTCAATATGATTGCACGCAAAGAACTACACGTTGTTGGGGAACCTATGAAAGACTGATGGTAATTCAAGGCGGCAATGTTTCTGTATCAGCCTAAATTAATTAAATCAACTATTTAGAATAAAAACTATCTAAAAATAATCTTTGTATATATAAATACATATGGGTAGAAAGCCTGGAACTTCAAACAAAAGTAATTATCATTACAAAGTTGAAGAATATGATACTTGGAAACATGAAACATTAGTCCGCAAAGGATATTTTAAGACACAACAAGATATCCAAGAATTTTACAACATGAACCGAGCTGCTGTTTTTCACACAATGAAAGGAAACGGAACCAGGATAAAAAAATATAATTTCTTGAAAATAGAAAAATTGAATCCTCCACTACCAATTCACGAAAAAATTGTTATCGATTACAAGCAGAAACATGAAGATGAAATAAATGATCTAAGTGATACTTCGAGTATGGAATATTCATCTTCGTCCCAAAGTGAATATGAAGACGAA